ACTGAATCAATAATTATATCAGATGTAACAAACCAATATAAATTCCAAGATTACTTGGAAGATACTTACATAGATACCACTTACTTTGGAGCATACCCCACATGAATGAAAATTTTCAACTAAAAGGCACTGTAGAAGCAATTCTTACAGATACCTCTGGTAATATTATTGACCAACAAGTTAGTAATACTATTGTAACATTAGGAAAAGCAATGATTGTTAATCGCATTCAGGCAACACCTAGTGTTAATGCACCTAGTCATATTGAATTAGGTACAGGTGCAACTGCTGTAGCACCTGGCGATACAGCGTTAGTTACTGCGTTAGCAGGGTCACGTGCGGCTGCTACTTCTAGTCTATTAACAACAACTTTGACTAACGATACTGTACAATTCAGTACTACATGGGCGGCTGGAACTGCTACAAGTTCAGCTATTAAAGAGGCTGGCCTATTCAATGCATCATCTGCAGGTACCTTAATTGCTCGTACTGTATTCACTAATATTATTGATAAGGCAGCTGCCGATACTTTAACATTAAATTGGAAACTCCAAATTACTTAAGGAGTAGGACATGGCTACTGCTATTACTAAGCGAGCTGATAAAGGTTCTGCTTTAACTATTACTGAAATGGATACCAATCTGCAGAACTTGGCCGACGCTGTAGATAGCAAGCAAGCGACATTAGTGTCTGGTACAAATATTAAAACAATTAATGGCTCTAGTATATTAGGCTCTGGAGATGTAACAGTTACAGGTGGGGCAAGTGCAACTAAAACCATTTCAAATCAATCAGCTGCATATACAGTTGTAGCTAGTGATCTTGGAAAAATTATAAATTGCACAGGCACATTCACTGTCAGCTTAACGGCAGCAGCAACTTTAGGCTCTGGCTTTACTTGTACTATTTGGAATACTGACACAGGTGCAATAACAATCGACCCCAACTTAGCTGAAACGATTGATGGAATAGATACGCTTATTTTAAGACGTGGTGAAGGTTTAGATATTGTATGCGACGGAACAAATTGGCAAACGTCTTATAAAAAGACAATGCGCGGGTATGCTGAGAATTGTGCTAATACAAATGCTCGCCCAATAGTAACTGGAATAAATAGTGTAGCTATTGGTAGTAGTAATACGGCATCAGGAACAGGCGCATACGCAATTGGTTATGCCACACAAGCAACATCTTTATATGGAGTTGCGATTGGCACTAATTCTGGTGGAACTGGTTCAGTTACCGCCACAGGCTCAGGCGCAATGGCACTAGGTGGTTCTTACGCTTCCGGTATAGACAGCTTTGCTGCTGCTATTGCCAATAATACAAGCACCTATGGGGCAACAATCGAGGCTGCTATTGCCATAGGGACTACTGTAAAAGCTAGCGGATCAGGCGCAATTGCAATAGGCTATCAAGCTATTTCTTCTAATATTCGCTCAGTGGCTTTAGGTTATGCAGCAAATGCATCTCAAGTTTCTTCAATAGCTATTGGGCAATCTGCAACATCTTCTGGAAACGGTTCTATTGCAATAGGCGGAGCAGGCTCTGCTTTATCTGCGACTGCGATAGCTTCAGGACACTGCTCAGTTGCGCTGTCTAATGGGAAAGCCGCACAAACAGGTAAGTTTGCCTTTTCAGCCACTGGTTTTGGAGTTTCAGGATCTGCTCAATTTGGTAAAATAGTATTAAGTGTTGATACTAGTGGGACGGCTACTGTGCTTACGTCTGATAAGTATTATTCAGCAAATGTGACACCCGGCATAGCCAATCAATTAGTGCTTGCATCAAATCAAGCAATGACATTTCAAGGAATGCTGATTGGCAAACAAGCAGCATCTTCAAACATGGCATCATATATCGTAAAAGGTGCAATAGTTAATAACGCAGGGACAATGAGCATGTCAGCTCTTTCAATAGAGAAGATCATAGACACTATTGTATTGACTACAGAGCCTACATTTACAGTTAATAATACTATTAAATGCTTATCCGTAACAAGTGGTGCAAAAGATACTATTAATATTCGCTGGGTATGTAATTTAGACACAGTAGAAGTAATTAACGCATAAGGAAACAAAATGGCAATTCAATTAGATTTACAAACAAGCAATTACGGAGTTCCTTTTGCAGGCGCTTACTTTCGTATTGTTACATCATCCATCGGTCGTCAGCGCGGTTCAACATTTTCAGTTATGCTTGATGTTGTGGGATATGCTTCACGTCCGCTTAATGAAGATACTCGTGATGTTGATTTTAGACGCTATCATGTACCGTTGACAGAAATCGAAGCACAAAATGGTACAGCATTTCTTGAGAAATCTTATAACTGGGTAGTTCAACAGCCTGACATGGCAGGTGCCGTAGGAGTATAATATGTCAATTAATTTTGATCACACCACAGACACTATTAGCGCAACAGGCGGTAAGGTTATTATTCAAACGGCAAGTACTACAGTTCCTGGTATTGTAAAAATAGACGGTACAACAATCACTATTACTAATGGCGTTATTAGTGCAGCAGGCGGAGGGGGCGGTACCAGCTTAGACACTGTTCATGCCTACTCTTTAGCTTATTCATAGGATACAATTATGGCTAAAACATTTACAGCCCCATTTGCACAAACTGTTAATACAAGCAATTGTGTAGTTACTACAGCAAATGGCGGCATTACAACAGATACGGTAACAAATACTGTATTGTTATTCACAGCTGGTACTGAAGGCTCTATTATTAGTGCTATTACAGCAATGCCACGAGCTACTGTTGCTGCTACGTCTTTGTATTTATTTACAAGTGCAGATAACGGGACTACATTAAGATTAATTGATTCTGTCTTAATGCCAGCACAAACACTAGGTGCAGCACTTGAAGTAACTAAAACTTCTTTCTATAGTATTACTGAAGACTACCCATTACGCTTAGAGGCTAATGAGAAATTATATGCAAGTATTGGTGTTACGCTTGCATCTGGTATTGTATTTTATGCACGTGGGATGGATTACTAATGAAAACTAATCTCCCTGCTTTAAAAGATGCCATTCATAAGTCTTTCTACTGGTTAAGAGATATTACAGTTAATGGTATCACTATCGGTAGGGGGAAGAATAACGAAGTAGACAGTATTGTCATAAGCAATACTGCACTTAAATCTAGCACAACTGCTGCTATTAAAAATACAGCTATTGGAAAAAATACTTTAGGGAAGTTAACTACTGGAACGCGAAATGTAGCTATTGGAACTAATTCAGGTGCAGCAATTACAACAGGTGGCTGGAACCTTACTGTAGGCGAATCTGCAGGATTAGCCATAACAGATGGTAATTTCAATATAGCTTTAGGTTGTAACACTTTGAGAGCTGTTACAACAAATTCATATAATGTCGCTATTGGCTATAATACATTAGCAGCTGCAACTGGAGGTGTTAACGTTGCGATAGGATATTATGCAGCTTCAGGCCTAGGTAGCACTTCTGGAATAGTAGCTGTAGGGGCGCAGGCATTACAATCAACAACTGTTTCATCAAATCATGGGATAGGCTATTATGCTGGTTTTCAAACAACTACGGGCACGGATAATACTGTAGTCGGTCCATATACACTATATTCAAACACTACTGGTAGCAATAATACAGCTTTAGGAAGTAATACATTACGCCAAAATACTACAGGTGGCAATAATATAGCTATAGGCCTTTACAGCTTATATAATAATACTACTACAAGCAATATAACAGCTATTGGGCAAAATACAGGCTTTAGAAACATGGCCGGTGGTGCAGGCAGTGTATTAATAGGTGCAAATGCGGGATATGAAGGCGGTGGCGACAGCAATGTGGCTGTTGGGCAAAATGCATTCTATAAATCAGGAGGATCACTTTCTGGCGGAACAATTATAGGCGGCTCTGGCTATGTTGACGGTCTTTACAAAAATGTCACATTACAATGGTCAGCGGGCCTTTCTCCGACATTAACCCCTAGATGCGATATAACAGTTTCCGGTGGTGTCGTTACAGCTGTTTCTTATAGAACTCGCGGCTATGGTTTTATGGATAATACTACTGTTCTTACAGCACCTAATACAGACTTAGGTGGCTCTGGTTCTGGATTCTTATTGAATGTGACGTCAGTGACAAGACCGACTAATAATGTAGCATTAGGGAAAAACGCAGGCTATAGTATAACAAAGGGTTCATCTAATGTAGCAGTAGGCTATGGAGCAGGCTATAACCTAGTGGACGCTGGTCATTGCATATCTATAGGATATCAAGCGGGGTATTTTGCCATAAGTGATAGTGGTACAATTGCTATTGGAACTCAGTCAGCGTATAGGGGAAGTCCTGCTTTATCTGCTGGCATAATTCAAGCAGGAGGTTCTGGCTATGTTGACGGTGTTTATTATGGTGTTCAATTAAGTACATCTTCAGGTTCTGGGATAAATGGTTCAACACCTTATGCAACAATAACAGTAAGCGGTGGTATTGTTACAAGTGTAACAATAGTTGATTACGGCTATGGATTCCTAGATAGCACTACTGTTTTCACAACACTTAATACAAACTTAGGCGGAACAGGCTCAGGTTTCCTATACAGAACTGAATCTATAAGCAGTCCCTATGGCAATAGTAGTATTGGGCATCAATCATTTTATAGTAATACTTCAGGCAGCAATAATACAGTTTTTGGAAGTCAAGCAGGTTTTTCTAATTCAGAGGGCGGCAGTAATACTTTCTTGGGGACTTATGCAGGGTATTCTAATGATGTTGGATCTAACAATGTTGCTATCGGAAGTCAAGCGGGTTATTATCTAACTACAGGCATATCAGTAACTCTTCGCTCTGGCGGTTCAGGTTATGTAAATGGCACTTATTATAATGTCCAATTATCTTTTAAATCAGGGCCAGGTGGTTCAATCTATCCAAGAGCAGATGTTGTCGTATCTGGCGGTGTAGTTACAAGCGTTACACTTAAGAATAAAGGACGTGGATTTTATTCATTAGCTACTGTCCTTACAATTGCTAATACATTATTAGGCGGAACAGGCTCAGGGGTAACACTTACAATCGCGAGCCGGATAAATGCACAAAATAATATAGCAATTGGTACAAATTCTATGTATGGCGAAAGCACAGTAGGAATTACAGGCAGTAATAATACAGCAGTAGGCTACTACAGCGCAGGCGGAATAACAACAGGCTATTCTAATACTGCTTTAGGATATCTGGCAGGTTATAGCATAACAACAGGTAATGGCAATATCGCAATTGGTGATAATGCATTAAATGCAGCCTCAACAACTGCAAATGTATATATTATTACTAAGGGGGGTACTGGATACACAAACGGAACTTATACTAATGTAGTATTATCTGTTGCTTCTGGAGACACTGTTGATTATCTGCCTTATGTAAATGTTACAGTAGCAGGAGGTGTAGTTACCTCGGTTGTTAAAAATAGAACAACAACGCCTGGAGGTAAATTTAAATCATCAGCTACTCTATTTACTGTTTCTAGCAATCAAATAGGTGGAACAGGTTCTGGATTACAAATAGCTATTGGTTCTTTATACGAATCTAATTCAAATGTTGCAGTTGGATATCAATCACTGTCATATGCAAAAGCTGCATTAGGTAATGTTGCTGTTGGCTTAAATTCAATGAACGCCGCTGAAAATTGTGAATTTAATGTAATGGTCGGAGCTTATTCAGGAGCTGCTTTAAATACATCAACTTATAGTGTTGGGATAGGCCATTCTGCGTTACGTTTTACAACAACCGGCAGCAGTAACACAGCATTAGGTGGATTTGCATTATACACTAATACAACTGGCAGTACAAATACAGCTATCAGTTATGGTACGCTACAGCAATTAACAACTGGCAGTAGTAATACTGCAGTCGGGTATAATGCATTAAAGAATATTGGTTCTAACTCCAATAATACTGCTTTGGGGTATAATGCGGGTACAACAATTGCAGACGGCGCAACAGGCGCTACAGTAGATAATTCTATATATTTAGGGTACTCTACAAAAGCTTCCGCAAATGGTGTAACAAATGAAATTGTAATTGGTTACAACACTACAGGCATTGGCTCCAATACTACTGTGCTTGGTAATTCATCCACGTTAGTTACTAAAGTATTTGGTGTAAAGGCAAATGGTGAAGCTGCGCCTACGCTTAGTAATCCAGGCTCCATATCTCCTACAACTTCTGTTGTATTTGTACCAGGCGGCAATCCTTTATCTACAATAACACCTCCTGCAGGTTTTGCAAATACTGGTGGACAAATAACTATTATACCAACAGGCGTATTTACCACAACAACTGCTGGAAATATTGCATTATCTTCTACTACAGTAGTTAATAAAGCTTTAATCATGACCTATGATGCAGGAACTGCAAAATGGTATCCATCTTACTAATAGGAATATAATATGCTTCTTGAACTAGACCCTGAACAACATTACAAATCCGCAATGGATTCAGTAAATTTAATCCTTGAAAATAATCGTCCTGATTATACAAGTGACGAAGAATGGGCAGCAACAATTGCCAGAAATAAAGAACATTTACAAATAATGTTAGATAAAGATTTCTGGACAACTGAAGATTTGACTCCATTCAGAAATGCTATTAATTTTAACTCAATAAACTCTTAAGGAGTACTACATGGCTGAAATGACAACACCAAATATTTTTACAATGCCACAAACTGGCGGTAACAACGACATGGGCATGGGTGCAATTACACCTTTAATCTTAGGCGCGGCATTATTTGGCGGGAGAGGCGGTTTGTTTGGAAATAATAATGGAGATGGGGCTGCAGCGGCAGCTTTAGGCGCACACGCAGCAACAACCAATGAAGTTCAAGGTATCGTAAATGGTATTAATACTATTCAAGATATCGGTTCTGCTAGACGTGAAATTGGTAAGGTAGAAAAAGAGATTTGGCAAGCTGAAGGTGATGTGCAAAATGCTATCACTGCAAGCAATGGTTCAATTACTAACCAAATCTTACAAGCTCAAATTGCTTCAATGCAGGGTCAATCTAATATTATTAATAGTATTGATAGCCATACTGCGCAACTAGAAGCTGGTCAAGCAGCGACTAATGCAGCACTTGCAGCTGGCTTTGCAGCTACCGCTCTTGCGGCTAAAGATGCAGTTATCGATGGATTACGCAATACACAAATCATTACAGCTAATGCTGACAACAATACTAAAGATGTTCTTGCGGCTATTGCTAATCTTAAAGATACATTACCTAATTCTCGTGAATTAGAATTACAACGTCAAGTTGGTGTATTGCAAGGTGAATTATTTAATTCTACAACACAAGGTGCAATTAAAGCGTCTACTGTTGAAGTTAATCAAACAGTAAACCAGAACAATTTACAAAACCAGCAACAGCAACAAATGCAAGGCATTATTAGTGTATTGAACGGTTTAGTTGGCGAATTGCAACGTAATACACAACAAACAATTGCTATTGGAAGCACCTTAACGGGAAACGCCCAAACAGCGACCAACAATCGTGTGAACGGTTAAAAGATGGATCTGACTCAATCACTAGAGGACCAAATCCGACAACTCCAATCTCAGCTCCAACCTACGGTCTTAAAGAAAGTGGAAAACGTAGAAGAGCAAATGAGAAGGGTGTTCCAGGAAGAGATGTCCAAGCTAAGCACGAGTCTTAACCAAAATGTTGCAGCTAGTGTGAATCCCATGCTAGCTGCTCTTGGTTCTGCACTATCGGAAGAAGAACAAGTATGGATATCGCAACCTGAGAATCAGGATAAGGTCACAGATTTCTTTAGAACCGCTGAAGGCCAAGCGATAACCAGACGATTTATGATGTCGTATAAGGAGTACAAATGCAAGTAGTACACACAATTAAACTATCACCAGAAGAATGCGAGTTAGTATTCAGTCCTGCTGAAAAATATGGCGCTGTTAAAGACAGTACAGCTTATACTCTTGAAGAAAGAGTAATGAAACAAGCTGAATTTAAAACAGCATTTGAAGAGGCACTACATAAAATTGTATCAGAAGCTTTTGAATACGGTTATAATGTAGGGGCTAATACAGCTAACACTAAAGATACAGAAATGTATAAACCAGGAGTATAATATGTCAATTATTAGTGATTTAAAGCATACAGTTGAGCACGCTGTAGAACATGCTATTGAAACAGTTGTTCCAGTTGTTCCTCATGATATTATTGAAGCTGTTGTTGAAACTGCAGTTGAAGTTGCTGTTCCAGTAGAATAAAAATGGAACTAAGTGACAAAGGCGCAGAAGATTTAAAAGGTTCTGAAGGGTTTAGCTCTAAGCCTTATCCTGACGGTGAAGGCGTACCCACAATTGGTTTTGGCAGTACCTTTTATGAAGACGGTACAAGAGTTCAAATGACAGATGCGCCTATTACGCGAGAAAGAGGATTACAACTTTTTAAAACAACTCTTAAACAATATGTAAATGCTGTGGACAAAAGCGTAAAAGTGCCTTTGACACAGAATGAATTTGATGCATTAGTAGAATTTACGTATAATGTCGGTGTTGCAGCTTTTAAAACATCTACATTATTAAAGCTACTAAATGGCGGAGCACCTAAAGATCAAGTAGCTGCTCAATTCCTTAGATGGAATAAAGATGAAGGTAAAGTCGTTCCAGGTCTAACTAATAGACGTAAACGTGAATCAAACAAATTTTTAGGAAAATAAAATGGCAGAACAACCAGAAGTAAAAGTAGCAGCACCAATTAAAGTAAAACAATTTCAAGATACAACACCATCTAACTGGGATATTAAAAGAATTGAAGATTCTGAAGATGCAATTATTGCTACAAGCAATGCATCAGGTGAAGTTTTTGAAGGCAGTGTTGCGGAATTCAATCGTTTATTAAAAGGCGGCTAGTATGACATACGGCCCCGTAAAGACAGTAGCGGATCCTTGTCAAGCGTATGAGTATCTTAAACCTTCGTGGGATAAGTCACGTGCTGTATGCAATGGGGAACGTACTGTAAAAGAGATTGACCAGTATATTGATTTAATAAGATTTAAAAATCTATTAATTCCTTTTTCAACAACTATGAGCCAAGCTCAATATGATTTTTATAAATCAGAAGCTGAGCTGCCAGGTATTACGGCACAATTTGCTAAAATGCTTGTTGGCGGTTTATTAAGAAAAGCACCAGTAATACAGTTACCTGATGGTGTGCCTGATGATGCTAAAGATTGGCTCATCAATAATATTGGGCGTGATGACTCGACCTTAATAGCATTCTTAGATGAGCTGTTATGGGAAGAGATGTTGACTTCACGTGCATGGGTTTTTGTAGACTATCCTAATGTAGCTAATCCTGAAGCACTTGATAAAGAAACCAGAGATATGATTAAACCATATCCTATTTTGCAAAAAGCAGAAACAATTGTGAATTGGGCAACTGAAACTAATATGTTTGGTAAAACAGTTCTTAAACGAGTAATTGTTAAAGGTTATGCTGATGATTATTCAAATAATGAGTTTCACGCTTTAAGAGTTCCAACTGTATGGGTACATGAGTTAAACGATTCAGGTAATTATCAGATTAGAATTTATCAAGGCACTACTAAAGATAATGGTGATCAAACATTAAAGATGGGAGGTATTGGTGAAAAACTGCAACAATTACTACCTTCAGGGCATTTCGAATTAATTGATACTCTTGACAATATCCTTAATAATGGGGAGCCTTTAAAACATATTCCAGCATGGCCTGTGAATGGCAGTATAGAGCCTCTCACACCAATATTAATGCCTATTGTTGATAAAGAAATTAGTTTATATAATAAGATTAGTAGACGTAACCATTTACTTTATGGTGCAGCTACTTACACTCCTGTCATTATGTCAGATATGCCTGATGAGCAATTTGACGAAATAGTAGATGCTGGATTGGGGTCTTGGATAAGATTACGCCAAGATGACAAAGCAGACGTACTAAAAACACCTACAGAAGCATTACAAGATATGCAGAAAGCTATTGAATCATCAATAGATGAGATGGCTAAGTTAGGCATTAGAATGCTAACAACAGAAAATGAACAATCTGGTGTTGCATTAGAAATACGTAATGCTGCTCAAACAGCACAATTAAGTGTATTGAGTACAAAGATTTCTAGCACAATTAAACAAATGATGTGCTTAATGATTAATTGGCGATATGGATTAGAGATTGATTCGTGTGATATTGTATTTACACTATCTGCAGATTTTGATCCAGTCCCATTAGGTGCTGATTGGTTGAATCTAGTAACACAGTGGTACCAAGCAGGACTGTTGCCTCGAAGTGTCTGGTTACAGATGCTAAAAGCAAACGATATTCTTGATTCTGAATATGATGATGAAGCGGCTTTACAAGAAGTTAATGCAGATGAATTAATCATCCCTGCTGCAACAAAGTATAATGATCAATATGCTATGCAATCAGAAGCAGCTGCTGCAGGCGGTAAACCCAAACCTCTGAAGGAATAATTTAATCTAGGAATAACAAATGACCATTAATAGTAATACGCAAATATACGATAAAACACTAGATCGCGCAGCAATGATCCGTTTATATGAAAGAAGAGTTTCTGGAAAAGTCGATTTGGTAATAGATGGCCATGTTGTTAGACTAGATAAATTAATCAAAGATGCTGAGTTATCAGGTCGGGGATTTGAAAGATTTAGAGAAGCAGTTGATCAAGAATTAAGAAAGACATATAAATCAATTAATAATTCTGTTCAAAAAGATTTAACATCTCTTGTTTCCGATCAATTATCTTTTGCTTACCAAAAGGTAGAAGTAGCAATGGGTAAAATATGGCGTACTGAAAGACCTAAAAATAGAATCTCTGAAGAAATTGTATTAAAGAACCCATTAAGTGAAAATGGTACAATGGAACAAGGGTGGTCAGGTATTGCCAAGAATGAAAAAATTAGACTAGAAGCGGTTATACGTAAAGGTATAGCTGACGGAAAAAGCGTAGATGAAATAGCTCTACAAGTACGTGCAGGAAATGTACATAATATAACTCGTATGCAGTCAAGAGGTCTGGTAATAACGGCTATAACATCCGTATCCTCGCAAGCTGATCATGCTATTTATAAGGCAAATGAAAAAGCGTTACAAGGATGGCAATACGTTGCTGTCCTTGACGCACGAACAACCCCGCTGTGTGCGCATAGAGATGGTACAATTTACCCTATTGATGATACAACACATCTTCCTCCAGCACATTGGCATTGCAGATCTACAACAGTTCCTGTATTTAAATCATGGAAAGATATAGCAAATTTAGAAAGTGTGGCACAAGTTAGACGGCGAAATATAGAAAATTTAACTAATACTCAAAAGGCTTTTTATGACGGTAACACACCACTTAGAGAATCATACAATGATTGGCTAAAGCGTCAGCCACAAGATGTACAATTAAGACATCTTGGAGATTATAAAAAGGTTAATATGTTTCAATCAGGACAACTTACTGTTGACCAATTCACTAATCCAGAAGGTAACACTATTGGAATTAAGGAGTTAAGACGTATGACTGATCCTACTTATACATTACCAAATGATACACAGAAGTTTGCAAATGCTAAAGCTAAATTAGACGCAATGCAATTGCCTATTATGACACCAGATGATTTAATAGGTGATCCTGAATTAGTTCAAACTCTTAAAGATTATTATCTCTTACAATCAGGAGAATTAGATGGTACTTTATCACTCACAAACTATCGCGGTGCCCTCATACACACCAAGAAAGCTGCCAAATCACGTGTGCTCAACAGTTTGCCAACCGAAGACCAACTCGTATTTAATCCAGTCACAGGCCGTTACGAAGATACCAGACTCTACCAACCTAACCCATCAGTCTTAAATAATAATTTAAGATTAACAGAAGAAAGTAAAATTTTAAAGTCTAAAGATAAAGAATTTATTAAAGCTTTTAATGATACTCTTAGCGATAAAATGGGTATTAATGAGCGTGCTGTTGTAGTAGATAACTTGCGCATACTGTTTACTAGATTTAGAAATAATGGTGAACAGTGGAACAACTTTAAAGCTGTAGTACAAGGTCAAATCAAATTTGATGTAATGAATGTTTCTGATGCTATTGAAACTCAGATACGTAGTGATACCAATGTGTTAAAGAAACTAAAACAAGATAATTATATTGACCCAGTACTTGGTCCAACTCAACTACAAGACTTGCATGATAATTTCATTTCAAATATTCGTGAAAAGAATAATTGGGAAGATACGGTAGCGCCTAAAATAGCTAGAGAATTACGTAATACATTTGATTATAAAATTCCTTCGGTTATTAAAAGAATGCCTAATGGTAAAGAGAGGATTTCAGAATCAGCATTACAGCAATTTTATTTGAAATTTGCTCACAGGCTATCTTTAGCTGATATGCCTGACAGAGATCAATTTGCTATTGCCTTAGGGCGTGATCTTTACAATCTTGCTAATTTAAATGGAACAAGACGTAAGTGGTATGAAACAGGAATGAAGCTACTTGAAGCTAAAAATGTTAATAATTTCTTTGAAGTTGAAACATATGGTGTTCAAAAGCGAAGAATGAAAAGCAGACTTAGCGGTGCTTTATTTGGCCCCTATTATGACACCTTATCATATAATATACGTGTAACTGACCCTCGTGTACAAAAATACTCACAGCTCACACGGAAAGTGGATGTTGGCCTACGTGTTGGTGTAACAACGGATAAGAATAAGTTAGTATTTCGCAAGGGTTATAAGACATATTTTATTGATAATGGTGTCTTTGGTTTAGAAGATACTAGAATACCTATTACATCAACTCACAGTTTTGCAGATTTTCCTGTAGAATTTGTTGATAAAAATATGGCAGATGCGCTTAATTGGGCATCTAAATCTAAGTATAAAATTGATAATGATTTTTATGATTTTACACAGAAACTATTATACTTTGAAGATGATAGAGGTGCTGCTAAAAAGTATAATGATTTAAATGAATACAAACACTATATCTCATCTCGTGGTGATGCATATGAGCGATTTAAATCTATGGATTGGCTTAGAAGTAATGATTACGCTTTCAGTAATCATGCTTTTGTCGATCATCGGGCTAGGATCTATGATCGTGGTCTTATTAGTCCGCAATCGGGAGAGTCATTTAGACCTTTCTTAAATACTGAAGTAGAAAAAGTTCTTGGCGAAGATGGATATAGAAACTTCAGAGATCAGATAGGTGCCTTTATGGGTGGTCTAAATGATGTATTTGAAGGCAGATATAATTCATTATCATTCACTGGACGCCAAAAAATTGCTGATAAATTGTGGCCTGAAATGGTAGATCTTGGTAATAAAATGCTAAGAGGTAAACCTGCAGATTTACGTGCTATTCTTGAGTCAGATATGGTGCAATTAATTGAAGGTGAGGAACTTGGCAAATTTATGAGATTTGCTATGGAAGCGGCTAAAATAGATAATCACCTTAAAGCTGGTGGTTCTATGAATGAATACAAAACAGCCTTAGCTCTTGAGCAAGATGCTTCTTCATCTGGTGCGCAGATTATTGCATTGACAACTAAGAACAAACAGTTAGCATCGTTATCCAATGTTGTACCGACAAATCAGAAAAGACGGCTATATGATGAGATTGCAGCAGCAACATTCAATGATCCACGCTTTAAAGTATTAAATGAAAGATTAGGCTTAAATGAAAAAGATTTACGTAAAGCTGCAAAAGCTCAAAATATGGTTACGTTTTATGGTGCTGGAGAAAGAACTGGAATTCTTAATGTTGAAGGTAAACTTGCAAAAGTACTTGGAAAAGACGCAGGAACGTTAGTTGTAAAAGCTAGTGATCGTGATAAAGTATTGAATGAAATTTCTGCTCGTGCAGCTAGATATGAGAAGTTTGATCCTGAAACAACAGCGCAACTTAAACAATTAAGGGAAGACGTTAAAGATATATTTAACAAAGGCTTAGATCCCGGTGATGAAATAATGGAACAACTTTATTTCTTAGATCCTGCTACTAAAGACCTTGTTGAAAAGATGACTCATAGCTATGATATGGTTGTTACGCCTAAAGACTTTCAAGCTATAGCTAAATTAATGTCTGAACATTTAAGTGAACAAGTTCCTATTTTAAAAGATTTTACACGATTCTTTGGTAGACTTGCTGAAGATTATTTGATTAATGCAAAACCCGCAGAATCTGCGATTAGCTGGAAATCAATAGGCGCAACAGGTGCGCTAGGTACTCGTGAAAAAGGCTATGTATTACCTGATAGAATTAGTGAAATATTAGGATTGAAAGCTGGAGAACCATTATCTGAAAAGTTTTTTAGGAGATTTAATGGTTGGCGACCAGACGGTAATTTAGCCGATTTGATTTATGGTGTAAAAGCGCCTGATAATAGACGTACTGGATTTAAAATATTTAAAATAGAACCTGTTGAAAAAGTAACTATTGCAAAAGGGTTTGAAGTATTTTATGCTAATAAACTACCTAAATCATGGACCAACGTGCCATGGGTTAATTTTGATGGCAAAATTATTGAACAAAATTTCACTCAGTCATTTGAAGAGAGATTAGTTTACAAAGATAAAGATGGTAATTGGGTTAATAATTTAGTTCAAGTGCAACAGAAAACAGAAGCCACTTGGTGGGAACAAGTAGTAAACGCTGAAGGAAAAATAAATGACATTGCAGACGCAACTAAAGCACGAACAGCTTATGCCGTTAACGGGAATCACTCAAACGACGCCACGTTGGTCAAAAATTTTCATCTCTGGGGACGAGACAATTCAATTGCCACGTCAACCATTCACGATGCGTTTTTCGCCAATGCAGCCGATATGTTGGAAGCCCGGAAGGGTATAAGAAAATTATACGCTAATGTATTAGATAAGGACCCTGTAAAGGTTACGCTTGATGAAATGTTAGCTAGAGGTTTTCCTAAAGAATTATATGATCAATACTTGGAAGAAGCTATTGACAAAGGCTTAATACCTATAGCTGGTAAGTCAGTTGTCGGTGGTAAAACATTAACAGAAGCAGACATCTTAACAAAGAAAGATGTATTAAGCGATATTCCTGATCCTACTAAATTTGAGGATGATTGGGGATTTTACGGTATAGGATAAATATGAACGCAGAAATTAAAAGATGTACATGTCAGCATGAAAATCAAGATAAACTTCACGGTAAAGGCATGAGAGTAATGAATCCCGATCAAAAGAAAGGGTTTACATGTACTGTATGCGGAGCTAAACACAAATGAGATTTAGTCATGCATTAGATTTAATAGTTGAAAGTCACAAACTTGCACGTACGGGTTGGAATGGTAAAAATATGTATGTCAGTATTGTTAGAAAGTTTGGTACAGTAGAGCCATTCTTTATATTAGTGCAACCTACAAAAAGCAATACATGGGTTCCTTCAATCTCTGACTTACTAGCAGATGATTGGATTCTCTTTACAGAGACCCCGTTAAATTAACCCTAAAGCGGTCCCCCTTTATTTAATCCCTTTAGTTAATCAGTCTATTATCTATCCCTTAGAAATATATTAATAGATAATTATCTTAAGGGATTATAGACCCCGTTAAATTAACCCTAAACATTAAAAATAAATATCCTATAGGACGGATTGTATCCGTTGTATATTAATGAGTTGTACTCAAAAGGAAATTAAAATGACCGAAAATGTCGAACAAAAAGAAACTGATAATATTACTCCGCCTCCTGCTACTCCCACTACTCCTGTGGATGATGTGGACTCGAAAATCCAGGAAGCTCTTAAACCTATTAAATCCAAATTGGATAACGCTTATAAAGAGCGTGATGAAGCGTTAAAGAAAGCAGCGGAATATGAACAAAAAGAAAAAGAAGCTGAATTAAAACGACTTCAAGAAGAAGGAAAACATAAAGAAGCTTATGAACTTCAGTTAGCGGAAGCCAATGCTAAATTGGAAACGATAACAAAACGTAACATAGAACTTGCTAGGGACTTAGAAGTTAAATCTATTCTTAGTGGTTATGCGTTTAGAAGTGACAAAGCTGCGGATATGGCATATATGGATGTGGCATCGCAACTTGTACAAAATGAAAATGGTGTATGGGTGCATAAATCAGGAACTGATCTTAGAACCTTTATTAAACAATTTTCTGAAGACGATAACAACGCTTTCTTATTCAAACCAAAAGTATCGACAGGGGCTGGTCAAACAAGTTCTAGTGGTACTACTCAAGATACATCGAATAAATCTTTATTCAGTCTATCTCAAGAGGAAGTACTTAAACGTGCTGCCGAAGGCTCACTTCGCAGGAAATAATTATTTTAAGGAAAAATAAAAAATGGGTGCTTCAGTTACAACTCTCCCGATTGGACCTTCAGGTCTAACGAATAACTATGTGTTACAAGAAGCTATTGGCGCTTATAGCGACGAAGCTTATACCAATGCTAAGAAATTATCTGGTACAGGCATTACTTCTTCTAACCCACAAATTGATACCAGCACAGAAACCTTTATTGGTCAAATGCGTTGGATGAAACCATTAAATCCAACCATTAACGTTGCGTCACTAACTGATGCTACCGATGGTACTAAAACAAACTATGATACTGACTACAGTACATACATTAAAACAGTTCGTACGCATGGTGCTGAAAAAGTAAACATGCAACAAATTGTAACACAACAAGACGGTTTAGCTAAAATTGGTCGTGACTTCGGTGAAACCCGCGCTCAAGACGAACACAATGCTATCTTATCTGTATTGAAAGGTGTTGCTGTTTCTGAATTGTTGAATGGCGCTGCTACTGGTTCAGGTGTAACTGGTCTTGGCGGTCAAACATTTACTAATGACCCTGCAGATAAAGCTTTTGGCTTCTATGCTGACTTAGGCGCAAACA